AACCGTCATTCTTTACAATCGGCTCAAAACCTTTTAAAGGGTCTTCGCCGTTATCTTCTGCCTTGCTGATAGCTTTCGTGCTACCTTTCGGCGGCGCTGCCTGTTTCTTCAGGCTTTCGATTTCCGCCTGTGCTTTAGCAAGGGCATCATTCGATTTTTTCAGCGCGTCTTGCGCTTTTGCCAGTTCGTCCACTGATTCGGCTTTGGCAAGGTCGTCTGATTTGTCGGCTTTAGCTGCCAGACCATCAACCAACTTATCGGCTTCACTTACCGTCAACGCTTTCAGCGATTCGGCAAGGCTGGCTGCTGATTCTTTAATTTGCGCGACAACGTCTTCGTCCGTGCCGTCGTAACCAGCATCATTAATCAGCCATTTCAGCGACATCAGCACGTCAGCCAGTGATTTGACTTGCCACATTGATTTGGCAACCGGCTCGTCTTTCGGTTTCTCGGCTTTAGCCAATACCGCTTTCAAGATAGCGATTTCAGATTCAGACAAATTCACGCTTGCCGATTTCTCGGTTTCATCTTCTTTGTCGTCTTTCTTGCCATCCGCCTTGTCATCTGACTTTTCGGCATCATCGGCAGGCGTTTCATCGGCTTTGTCGGCTGTCTTGTCGTCTTCGTCCTTATCCGCCTCTTCCTCGGCTTTCGGTTTGTCTGCCTTGTAGCAGGTAAACACCGCATCAGGATTTGCAGGGCGGTCAACAAGGCTGATTTCTGTCAGCTTTAAGCCCGTAATTTGCGACTTATTCAATTCATCGCGGGCGGTAACACTGCCACCGATTGAAAAGCCTTTGTAAACGCCTGTTTTAACTTTCGTCACTGCAACAGGGTCAACGATATGAGCACCAAAGAATGTGCGCCCATCGTCTTCTACATTAATCTCAATAGCCGTCCCCGCCGCGTTTGAGCCGTGCATTTCACGCACCGCGCCAAACTTCATGTAATCAGGAATAGCCGCTTTCATTGCTTCTGCCGCGATAATTTCGCCGTCCGAATCGACCGCTTCACTTGAGGCATACCCCCAAACTTTGACAGTGCCGTCGTCCTGCGCCTCCATCTTGGCAATTTCCGCGTATAACTTCGCCATTCGTTGCTCCAAAAAAAGCCGCCCCACGAAGAGGTGGCAAACACTCACTCTACCCAAAGGAATCAAGATTTAGGCATATCCTCTGCCAAAACAGGGATAACCGTACATCTGCAATTAGGATGACCCGGAATCGTCAGCGAACCATGCGCAAAATGCTCATGTAGCCCAATAACGCCCATATCCCCATTGGTATTGCAAATTTCTGACACTTTATCGTCTTCAGCTGTCAGCCACTGTTTCCCGGCAACAAGTCCGGTCTCTTCCCAGCCTATCAGGTTGCCCATGCCGTCCGCCATCGCCGTCTCAGTTCTGGCAATAGTTCGGGCGCGGGTATTACTGAAAGCGTGAGATTCTTTCAGACGGCCTGCCAATTCCTGCACACTGTCGCCGTTTCGCATAGCTTCGACCACTTGACCGCGTATCATTTCGCGCGTTCCCTCTGTGATTTGCCATTCGGCGGCAGGATTTTGGATAAGCTCGCCGCCCACCCATTTCATACCGACCATTTCGGCGGATCGGTCATGCGCCCACTTGACGGCACGGCTGCGGATATTCGTAACCATACCGACAGCAGGGTCAGGCATAACATGCAACAAGGCGGCAACCGCCCCGTCTTCCGCCGCGCGTCTGATTATCGGCTCAACCACATCAGACAAACCCGACCACTCGCCAAAGTCCAAACCGTCGGTAACGATTTTCGCTACCCGATTTAGTTCGGCGATCAGGTCATCAGCCTGCCAGTCAACAGCCGCACCAGCAATCAGCGCGGTTATCTGTTCAGCTAAGCCGTCAACACGCGTCAGCAAATAAGCCTCAATAAGCGCGGCGGCTTCGTCTTCGCTCATCGGGCTTTCCGACTTTCCCAGCTTTTCAGCCTCTTGGTTCGGCTGTTCTTCAGGCTGTTGGTCGTCTTGCTGATTCGGATCGGGATTATCCTGCTCCGGTAACGGCTCTTTGCCCAGTTCGGCGCGGATTTCATCAGCGGTCAAAATGCCAGCGTTTTTGTAGATGGCATAGATTTCAGCCTGTTCTTTTGGATTGAGTGATTCTTCCTCTTTCCAGACAAACTCATAAGCCGCCATATTCATGTATCGGGCAAGCACGTCATCAATTAGGGCTTTTACCCAGTTTTTCAGACTACTCATGCCGTCTGAAAGTGATTGCTCACGGCTCGTTTCCGCCACGCTACGGTTTACCTGCGCCACGAACGGCGTAGGCTCGACACTAAACGCAAAGCAGACGACACGCGCCAGCCATTCGTCGTAAACGTCTTTCAGCGGCGGCTGTTTCGTCTCTTTAAAGTTTCTAGCCAACTCGCCCGGCACGAAACGCATTTTGCGCCGTTCCGCTGTTTCGCCTGACAGCAGTAAATCCCAATACTCCTGAAAGCGTTTAATATCATCAGCCGCCCATGTTTCAGGCACGCCGACTAAAGCGTCAGGCACGCTGCCTGCCGTGTAGTATTCCAGCGCGTGAAGCTGCCGCTTCAGGGCAATATTCACGGTCATGATGATTTGCTCAACAGGCGAATAACCGTAAACCTTATAGCTTCGGTTGTTTCGTGAGCGGTAAATCAATTCGTCTGCCGTGTAGTCAACCGCCGCCATGCCGTGCAAGATTTGCTGATAAGCTGTATCAGGCGGTAATGGCAGACGGCCTGTATTGTCCAACACGCGCTTAATCGTCGCCCCGTCTATCACTTCAATGGCGTACAAGTCGCCGCCCAGTGTTTTGCGCGGATAGATACAAGGCGCATCAATAACAAACAGGTCTTCCAGCAAAATACGCAACCAGTCCGCCCATGTATGCTCTTTATCGGGCGATTGGAAAAATGCGATCGCTTCATCGACCTTTCGGTCTTTGCGTTGTGATTCGTTATCTTTGGTTGATTCGATATCGCGTTTCTGAATCGTCCACTTCAAGCTTTCCATTTGGTCTTTGCGCTTTTCGATAACCAACCGCAACACATCGTAGTTATCGGCAAGGGCGCGCAATTGTGCAAAACCTATTGCCTCACGTTCGCGCGGTTTGGAATGCCCTACGTTGTAGAACGGCTCATAATCGAACCGCCGACCCTCTGCCTGCTGTGCGACAGGGGCTAAAGGCTCGCCCGCGTCAAACCACCCGTCCGCGTTGCCGGTAAAGGCGTAACGGACACCAGCGGCCACGCGGGAGATAAAGCCTTGTGATAAAGGTGTCTTTTTACTCATTTGTTTGCCTCAACCTGCAAGCGCAGGTAATCAATCATACCCGTTCGGGTGTCTAGTAGCTCGCCAAACGCACGGCTTAAGCAGTCGATTTGGTCGTCGTGCTGACCGTTCGGGAACATCCGCATTTCAGCGATAAGCGCGTCTGTGTCCCATGTGCCATCATCCAACAACATCACGTTACCGATGTTGACTTGCGCGGCGAATGGCTCGGCTCGCGTTACCTTGTCGCCCGATTCAGGGCTAGCAGATACAGAAAAACCCGCCAGTTGACGGGTCAGATACAAGGTTTGCGATTTGCCAGCCTGACCGGGGTCTTGAGGGATAGATATTTTCGTTTTCACGCCGTCTTTTTGCGCCGTGTTTCGCAATATTCTGTCTCGCTCGTCTGCGCCATACTGACCGCGCACAATGTTGGCGATGATATACCGCCCATCTTCAGCAACGCCAAGCCTACCGCCTGCCGTGTAGTCGCCGTCGTTCGCAGTGGACGCCAAGTCCCACGCGCGAACCCATCTGATATTACCAGCAGGTAATGCCTTAACAAATTGGATATTATCAGGCTTAAACGTACCACCATCAGGCGGCGCAGGTTTTTGCAAATACTGCCCGGCAAACACATACGGCGCGGCCTGCTCCATTCGGCGCAGTGTGTCGATATCGTGCTTTTCAGGCCATAATGCCGTGCCGTCGTCTTGAATAGCAGGTAGGCAAAGGTGTTCCCACTCTTCGCCGTTACCGCCATCAAGCAACCAGCCTGCCAAGTCGTTCTCGTGCAGGCGTTGCATAATCAGGATAATCGGCGTGTCTGGACTGTTCTTTCGTGATTCAAGCGTGTTTTGAAACCAATCAATAACGTTTTGCCGTCTAACTTGGCTTCGCGCTTCGTCAGCCTTCGATGGGTCGTCAATTATGATGCACCCTCCAAAGCCCTCGCGTTGTTTGCCTGCACCAAAACCTGTAATCGTACCGCCTACGCCTGTCGCGTACATCACACCACCAGCCGTTGTTTTCCAGTGATGGCTGCTTTCGCTCTCAAGCTCAACGTTTGGGAAAATTGACCGGTACTCTTCATGTTGCACCAAGTTCCGGATTTGCACTGAGTTATTGACAGCCAACGTCGCCGAATAGCTCGCATGGATAAACTCGCTGTCCGGTACGCGACCCATCGCCCAAGCGATGAAATTCACTACCGCAATCTCTGTCTTAGAGTAGCGCGGCGGTATGTTGATAATCAGGCGTTTGGTCTCGCCGTTGAAAACACGCTCAAGCGCGTTACAGATTAGGGCGTGGTGTCTTGCCTGCGTCCACTGGTAGCCTCGCCGCTCGCGGAACATCCACCGCGTGAACATATACAAATTAATTGAGCTTAAATCACGGATTACCGAAATTTCAGCTTCATTGAATTGCTCTAGTGCCATTTTATTTTAAATTCCTTTGCGAAATTGCATAAAAATGGCAATCTAACCGTCCATAGGATTAGCATTTTATGCTAAACCTTGTTCAAAACATCTTCAGCAATCTTGCGAAATTCTTCGGCATTAAGCCGTACCGCTGGCGTCATGCTGCCATCGCTCGATTTAACGTCAATTTCTTGCTTGTCGCCGTATTTCTTCGGTGCAATCTTGGAAGCCGCCCATTTACGCGCATCAACCTGTAACCTTGCTTTCGCCACCGCCGCACTGTCAGCTTCGACACTATCGGCGATTTCCACTATTTCCTCGAAAAAATAATCTGCCTGCCTAGTTCTGGCTCGCGCGTATTGTTCCGAAAACTCTTTATTCTCAATCAGCCACTTACACACGGTTGATGTTGTAGGCATACCATCTTCAGCGCATATTGAGCGCAGGCTTCTGCCATTTGCGATTTTCTCGCATATTTTCTCT